GATATTTTTTAAATAATGCAACAGGATTTGCAACTTTATATGTAACCAATAACGGCTCTGGAAATTTAGCAAATTTTAGTAATTCAGCAGGAACAAAATTCACGATAAACAATGCAGGTAATTTAGGAAACGGAACATACACCTATACGCTACCATCAGCTACAGGTACTTTAGCTTTAGTAGGTGGAGCAGGTGTAGGAACGGTTACAAGCGTCGCTGCTTTGACTTTAGGTACAAGCGGTACTGATTTATCATCTACAGTAGCAAATGGCACTACAACGCCTGTAATTACGTTGAACGTACCTGATGCAAGTGCAACTGCTCGAGGCGTAGTTACGACAGGAACACAAACCTTTGCGGGGGCAAAGACGCTTACAGGAGCATTAGCAGGAACAAGTGCTACGTTTAGTGGTGATGTTGGAATAAATACTTCAACACCTGATATTATTGGATATGGTACAAAGACATTTGGAATTTTAGGAGTTGGTTCTGATTTTCCAAGTTTACAAATTGGTATTCCAGGAACGGCTGCTGCCACTACTGGTCCAATGGGGGATATAAATTTCTTTTCAAAAAATGCTACGGGAGCAGTAGTATCACGTTCAGTAATTAGGTCAAGTCTTGATGGTGCTACAAATAGTAATTTCTTTTCTTTCTTTACAATGAACGCAGGCTCATTAGCCGAACGTATGCGTATCACATCAACTGGTAACGTAGGAATAGGAACAACCACAATGAATCAGTTTGTTAATATTAAGAGTCAATCAACTACTACTTCTTTAGTTAATATAACTACATCAGATTCTAATAGAACATTAAACATTGGTGTTTCTTCGTCAGCAGGTTATGTAATGATGGAAAATGCTGCAAGTTTAATATTAGGAACTTCGGGAGTAACTGCTCTCACGATAGCATCCACAGGAGCAGCTACGTTTTCGAGTAGTGTGAAAACAGGAACTGCTGCCGATAATGGTATTTCTGGAGAAGGAGTTGTTATTAATGCTAATGTAAATGGAGTTAGATTAGTTACTGCACAATCTACAAACACATACGAAACCTTAGCTATGTATTCTTCTGGTGCAGGAGCTTATAGATTTTATGTTGGCTGGGGTGGAACAATTTATGCAACATCAACAACTATTACCGCTATATCTGACCAAAGGTTAAAAGAAAATATTAGACCTTTAAATAATGGCTTATCAATTATTGATAGACTTAATCCTGTAATGTTTGATTGGAAAGAAGGCAAGGGATTAGATAAAAAAAATGATGTAGGGTTTATTGCTCAGGAATTTGAAAAAGTATTCCCTAATTCAGTAACGGAATCATTAGCGGGTGACGATGGAATTTCTTATAAAGCACTTAATCATGGGGAATTAATACCAACATTAGTCAAAGCAATTCAAGAACTTAAAGCCGAAATAGATTTACTTAAAAACAAATAACTATGAAAAACATTACACCAATTCAAATTTGGGATAACGGAACAGTACAAGAGGCAACCGTATTAAATACCTATGCTATCAATGTACAACTAAATAATTCAGCTACCTTTTGGTGGGGATTGTATTCCACAGTTGATGGAAACATAAAAAATGCTTTATCTCAGGGTAATTTGAATATGTCATCAGAACAATACGAACAATGGAATAAGGATGATTTTGCATGGGATTGGGTAGCAGGTCAGCTTAATTTAACTATTACAGGTGATTACGTTCCTCCTGTTGTTGAGCCAATAGCAGAAGCAAATAATAATTTAGAATAACTATATTTGACCAAACCAAAAAAACAAACATGAAAACCAAAGAAGAAGTACAGACAGAAATCCAAAAGTTAAAAGTTGAGTTAACAGTTCAAGAATGGGAAGCAGTATTAGCAGTAATAGAGCAAAGCACAAGTCCACACATTCAAGTTAAATCAGTTGCCGCAGAATTAATTAAACAGTTACAATTGCAGATAAAAGATGACAAACCACAACCTAGCTGATTCAGCAACCATAGTAAGCATTTCAAGTGCTTTGCTTAGCATAGCCAATTTTCAGCCTTTAGTAACTCTGGTAGCCTCATTGGTTGCCATAGTATCGGGAGGCTTTGCGATTAGGTATTATTACAAGGCAACTAAAAACCTAAACAAATGATTAGAAGCGGTTTGATAGTTTTCTTAATCCTATTATCCGCTTTTTTTATGTTTTTGTCAGCATTTTTATTTATGGCAAAGAAGCCTAAAAACATTCTTACTACAAATATTGATACAGTTACAGTAGTTAAACGATTTGAGAAGTTTACAAAAGGCGATAAAATACCTTTTAAGATTTTAGATACTATTTATACTAACACAGAGAATCATGATACTACCTACATTATTAAAGATTATAACCAGGCTAAAGAATTTACTGATTCAATTAGGCAAGATAGCAACCTCTTTGTCATCCGAGATACCATCAGCCAAAACAGAATCATCGGTCGCTCATTCAAAGCCAAAATCCAAGAAAAAACCATAACGATTACTAATAATATACAAGCCAAACCTAAATCAGCTTTATACATAGGATTTAGAAGCGATTTAAGCAATGATATGAGCAGAATGGAACACAACATTAGCCTATCATTTAAAACTCGGCAGAGAGGCTTATTTAGCGTTGGTTATGGAATGTCAGGATATTCAATCGGTTATGCAATAAAATTATAGTTATGGCAAAGGCAATGAACGTAAGTGCATACGTTAAAAAATCAAGCAAAAGAGGCGTAGCTGCAAAAAGTAAAACGAGCAGTAATAAAACGAGCAAAAATTATAAAAAAAAATATAGAGGTCAAGGTCGATAAATAATAATATTATGGCAATCAAAAACTTAAATCCGGTAACAAGCATAATGGATTTTAAAACATTTGCAAAGAATCCAATTATAGCTACAATGTTTTTAGTAATCATTGGCATTAGCGTTCTATACATTGACATTAGAGGTAACTTTAATAGTCAATTAGAGGCTCAGAGTGCTAAGATTGAAAAGCTAGAATCGAAGATGGATGCTATGGGACAGTCATTAATTAAGTGCGAGAGCGCAATGAGTGGAGCATCTGCAAAGTTAAGCACATTGGAATCATTGGGTAAAATACAGAAAATCAAATGAGATATTTAGCATTCATACTGCTTTTATCTTCATGTACAACGGCTGAAATTGAGCAGGTAAATAAATACGATACTTTACTCTTAAAAATAGAGCAAAGCCAAAAGGTAATGGATAGCAGTATTGTTGAGGCTACAAAGAAAGAGGCTAAAATAATTAATAAAACTGTTCAAAGCATTATTCAAGACAAAAAGCAAATTGCAGAATTAGTTACTCAGGTAGCTGATGCAAAAGCAAACACTAGAGTTGAGATTCAAGTGCAGACTATCAGGGATACTGTTTTTGTTACAGAAAAGAAAAACTTCTGGGGCAAAAGTAAAAAGGATACATTATGACAGAGTTTTTTAAAGATGAGAACGGAAATCTAAGCATGAAGCGTTTATGCGGGTTGCTTTGTGTAATTGCCTTATGCGTGACTATGTATCATAACTCATTCAGCGAGGAACATACTGCACCATCGGCTATATTGGTTGAATCAGTAGCTTTGTTAGCATTCGGTTGCCTTTCATTGACTAGCGCAGATAAAATATTTAAAAAGAAATGAAACTATCAGAGCATCTAGATTTATCAGAGATTATTCGTAGCGATAGCGCTAAAAGAAACGGCATCAGCAATATGCCTACGCCAGATCATATAGAAAACTTTAAGATATTAGCAACTAAAGTATTTGAGCCTATTAGGGAGCATTTTGGTGTTCCTATTAGGATATCATCTGGTTATAGATCAGCAGAGTTAAACAAATGCATTAAGGGATCTTCTGCGACCAGTCAGCATTCAAGTGGCGAGGCTATTGATATAGATCAGGATGGCACTACAATAACTAATAAGCAGGTATTTGACTATATTAAGGATAATCTAGCCTTTGATCAGCTAATCAATGAGTTTAATTATGCATGGGTTCATGTTAGTTATAAAGCAAATGGTAAGCAAAGAGGCGAGATCCTAGAGGCTTATAAAGAGGGTAAAATAACAAAATACAGATTATATAAATAATTTATTTATCTTTGTGCTATGTATAAAGAAGAATTAGAAGATTTAAAGATTAACCAGGTCATTAAAGTATTTGAGAATCCTCAAGTCTGGCGCAATAATGCAAGTAGATTGCATAAGGAAACTCAAAAATTATTCCATATAAAGAAAATGAAAGATCATACTATGATTATCCGTATATTGTAAAATTGTTGTTACAATAAAAATATATTTTTTATTTTGTGAATTATTAAAATAACTTTTTTATATTTGATCAGCAATTCAATAAAGGGTTGCACAAAACTTGCAAAAATGACAACTTTATTAAACACATTAAACAAAGAATTATTAAAGGCTCAAAAAAACGTTGAAAAGATACAATCTAAGTATAATGATTCTAAAACTGAAAAAAATGAGTATTCAGGAGATAATAAAATTTATAAACAATTCGCAAACGCTATTCAAGTTAGAGATATTTTAGACAATACGATTAGTCAACTAACTTATTTGGTCAACTAACCATTCCTGTTCCTGCAAGTCAGGAATCTGCCGCCTCGCTTGATCAGTCAAGCGGGGATTTGGCAGTACAGGGCAATGGAGTTCTGTAAAAACTTGCATACAATGAAAATATACACAATTGAATTTATGGACAAGGATTACAATGATCTAATGACCAAAGTAGTCATATTTAAAAACTTAAAGCAAGTCAAATCATATGCTAAAGAGATTTTAGCTAACCTTTGTGATAATGACATCGTAACCTTTAGAATTTACTAATATGGAAATTATCATTTTTTTTATTATTATGTCGGCAATACTGATAACAGTAGCCGGATTGTGTGACTATTTAATCCAAAAAATAAAATGAGTGTACTAAAAGATTTAAAAACAAAGTATCCTGACTGCTACTATGATGCAGACATGGATGCTATCTATTGGAATGGTCAGACAGTAGCAGAAGATGCTAAGTATCTGATTGAAGATCATTACGATGGTCTAAAGACATGGGCATCTGGTAAATCAGGCAATCCAGAAGATGAGACGATGCAGTCATGCTCAGGCGAAGACTACATTATTGCAGAATTAAACCACGATTATCATTACGCATTCGACCAGATATGAACTTACTAGAAAGATTAAACCCAGAGCATTTAGAGATGCTAAAGGTTGAGCAAGAAAAATTCCCACTTACGATTAAAAATCTAATTGCAGAATTGGAAAATAATAATCATTTTTTAGATTTAACCTACCAAAGCATCCTTAAATTATTTTTGCATTTAGATTTAAAAGATTATTCAGTAACTTCACTAGAAAAATTATTTGACAATGTTAGCAGTTAAATCAACAGTATATCCAGACGGATTTAGAATCCTATGGGTAAGCGGAATGCCAAAGCACAAAGAGTTAGCAATGGATTCTCAGCTATATAACAGATGGGCAGTCTATGTTCATAACCTGGTCTTTAATATCAAAGGCGTTAATAAGATTAGATCTGGAGGCGTTTGCTATTCAGACGGTCAGGAATCAGCATTAAGGTTAGCAAAGGAGATACTAGGATGATAGAAAATCGTATCTTCTGGGTAATCATGGCAGCCGTGTCCTTAGTAGTATTGGTATTTATTATTGAATTATTTATCATGTTTTATTTGTATTTATAAATTATTATTATAACTTTAAAGAATGAGCGATATTGAATTACATCAAAAGAAATTACCAACCTTACAGGAGCTTTATAGCGATCCAGAGGGACTGGTAAAAACAGATGCTTTGCAGGTTATCCTAAACGGGCAACCTCCTGCATCCTGGATTAAAACACATCCATTTATTAAAGGCTATAAATATCTGCCTATTGATAAAGTAGAATACTTGCTAAAGCGCATTTTTAAGAATTACAGAATAGAGGTCTTGCGGGAGGGTTCTTCATTTAACGGAGTTTATGTCGTAGTTCGTGTGCATTATCTTAATCCAATTAGCGGTCTTTGGGATTTTCACGATGGCATAGGAGCTGCACAATTACAGACTGCTTCTGGTAAGTCTGCGGCTGATCTAGCGAACATTAACAATGGCGCTTTGTCAATGGCTTACCCATTAGCTAAAACAGTAGCAATAAAGGATGCCTGTGATCATTTTGGTACTACGTTTGGAAGCGATTTAAACCGCAAAGATACTTTAGCATTTACCTCTGATGATAAATTGCACATAGTTGCCCAAAACAAAGAGGAGGACCGGATGCAAAAGCTAATCGAAAAGGCTCAAGACAGAGAAACTCTGGAAACTCTTAAAACACATTTAACTGAAAACTTACAAAATCAATTTGATACAAAATGGAAATCTTTAAAATAAGAGCATCAGCAGCCGGTAAAATATCTGGCATAAAAGGACTAGGCGAAACAGGTAAAAGCTACTGTAAGCAATGGCTAAAAGAAAAGCTATACAAAAGGCGTACTGAAATTAAATCTAAATACATTGACAAAGGAAACAGGCTAGAGGAGGAGGCGTTTACGCTCATGGCTTTGCAGTTAGACTTAGGAATGGTTTACAAGAATGATAAATACTTTGAGGATGACTATTTCTGCGGAACTCCAGATCTAATACATAATGGAGTTGTTTATGATAATAAATGCTCCTGGTCTTTAGATACATTTCCAATGTTTGAATCAGAAATACCAAATTCTGACTACTTTAATCAGTTGCAAGTATATATGCACTTGACTGGATGTACCAAAGCCTCTCTGTGCTACACTTTAATAGATGCAGACTATGATCTAGTTAGTCAGGCAGTAAAATGGCTTACAGAGCCTAAAAAGATATACAGTACGATTTTTAACATGGTTTATACTAAAGAAGCGTATAAGGTATATTATGAGGAGTTCTGTGATGGATTTGAGGGTAATTTTATTGAAATACCAGAAGCAGATCGGATTAAAACATTTGAGTTTGAGTATGATCCGCAGGTAATTGAAAAGCTACAAGCTAGAGTGATTGAATGCAGGGAGTATATAGCTACGCTTGTAAAATGAAAAAATACCTAAAAGTGCCAGATAAAAAGCGTATTGCTTTGGCTTTAGAGTTAATAGCAGGTCATAACGTAAGTCCGGCAGATGCAAGTAAGTATCTTAACCTGTCAATGCCTAGCGTTTGCGGTTGGATGACATCCTACTGGTTTTATCAAAAGCCTATAAATCCAATAGTTTTAATATTAAAAAGCGATGTTTAATCATTTATTCCACAAGATAATTTTAGATTATATTAGAGGCAAGTCACTTGCTAAATATAAAATAGAAGATATTTGCAATGCTTTTAAAAATTATTATGGCTAAAAAACACATTAAAACCGATGGGCGTGGCTCTGCTCAGGAACTCGGCAAAGTCCAGGAATATAAAGCCAAACCAAAAAAGTATAAATCAGACATTATTGAAAACTATTTAAAAGCCAGAGATCGGTTGTTTTGGCTAGAGGGTACGCTAGATCAAAGAGCAGAAATTGAGCAAAGATGGAACAAATAAAAAGAGATCCTATGGAAATGTACCATAGCCGTAAAACTGCAAAAGTAGTAAAACCAACTAATGTACGTACTGAATGGCAAGAGCAACTAGCGTTTTGTAAGTGGTTAAAAATGCAATACCCACAGGTGCGCTTTAGATCAGACATTCAATCAGCCGGGAAGCTGACACCTGCCATGCAGAATATTAAATTGATTTTAGATCCATTTAGAGGTTTTCCAGATATTACTATCTACCTAAAGCGTGGTGAATTTTGCGGTCTTATGATTGAAATGAAGCGCGAAAACTCTGGCTTATATCTTAAAGATGGTAGCCTGTCTAATTCAAAGCACGTGCAAGAGCAGGGCAAAATGCATGAATTTTTACGTGATAATGGATGGAAAGTTGAATTTGCGGAGGGGATGGATGGGGCAAAAATAAAATTTAAGGAATATTTGATGAAATAATTATAAAATAGTAAATTGCAACAAGGTTAGAGTCTCAAAAATAGTTAACCTAAGGAATTAAAAGCCCTTGCATGATTTTGGACGTGAGACTCTCAAATGATTGCAGGGGCTTATTTTTTTAATAAATTTTTATGGAAAATTATAAACCAGAAGAATATTATAGAGCCAAAATTGATAAATATCTTACTATGTATTTTATTATTGAAAGAGAGATAAAGTCGGTTTGTGGTAGATACCGAATAGATTATGTTTTGCAATGTAAGGAATCTAAAAAATTATTTGGGTTAGAGGTTAAATCAGAAAAACGAATGAGAGGTAATGATTTTGGCAAGTATTTAAAACAAGCCAGTAATTATTCTGATTGTGAATGGTATTCAAAATTTGGCAAAGTAAAGATTTTAATTTTTATTACTCCGGCAATCTCAAATTCATTTATTAACATAACTAAAATGGAATATTTAAATGGCAAAGAAATATACTACTCTCAACATGACCGCAATCATGAACATTCCAATGTAGGTGGGTTAATTGGTCAAATTTGTAACATAGGTGAAATCAGAAGTTTTAAAGGTTATTACGGTAATGATTATTTTTCATTTATGTATAGAAATAAAACAATCTGGAGTTCAAGACTTAAAGGCAAAATACATGAGGTTAATTATAATTTTTATAATGATAAATTATGAAAGATATATTTTTCCAGTTTTATGAATCGGATATTAAATCAACAAAGCCACTAGGTATTGTTTCTTTGGAATACTGGATTAATTCAATGAAAAATCCAAAGCCAAAATTTAAAGAAATATTTGATAAAATACATTTAGCCTCATTAAATCAAAATAAAGCCGAAAAAGATATTTTAAAGAGATCTTTATACTTTTTTACTCCTTCGGTTATTGTAAAAACTAAGCGTTGTTATGCTGATATTGATGCATTCACAGGACTGCTTACAGTAGATTTTGATGGATTAGATTCTGATTATGCAAACGAATTTAAAAGCGCATTATTTAATCAATATAAATTTATAATTTGTGCGTGGCTTTCTGCATCACATAAAGGCGTTAGAGCATTGATAAAAATACCCATTGCCAAAAACGTAGATGACTTTAAATTGTATTTTAATGCCATTGAGCAAGAATTAGGAATATATAATGGATTTGACATAGCACCTAAAAACTGTGTTTTACCTATGTTTATGTCATACGATACTGATATTTTATCTCGGAATGATTATTCAACATTTACAAAAAAATATAAGCCATTAGAGATTATACCAATACCACAATATTTTGTAATAAACGATCCTTCAACTGTTGAACGTATAATTCAATCAACAGTAAATAAAATTAATTTTAATGGTCATCCTCAACTTAGAGCAATATCATTTGCTTTAGGTGGGTATGTTGCCTCTGGTTATATTGCTCAAATAGAAGCAATACAATTAATTAATAACTGTATTGAGTCAAACGGATATTTATCCAGGCAAACAAATGGATTGAAAATGTCAGATGTGTACAAAAAAACTGCAAAGGAAATGATAATAAAAGGTCAAACTAAACCATTAGATATTCAAAAAAGATAACATGGATAAATTCAAAAACAATGCTAAAGACATGACATTAAATCCAGTTGAATGGTTTAATTTCTATGGTGACTTTAAAGAGATATTTAAAAATAGTAAAAATCACTATTTTATTTCAGATACTGAAGTTGGTACTTATAAGAGAAAGCAGGAAGTAATATTTAGCGTTAAGGATATTTTTGTTACGATTAAAGATGATGATCATTTTGATATACCATCTGGCGCAAAGTACACAAA